AACTGCTCATAGTTTAGCAAGTGGGCAAATTGTAGATATGAATGAAGATTTTACAGTAGATGGCACACCTATGAGTTATGCAGGAGACCCTAAAGGTGGTGCTAAGAATGTTATCAACTGTAGATGTATTATTATCTACGCTGATGAAGAAGATATGACTTAGTAAAAATATCTATCACCTTGAAGTTTCTCTAATATATTATGACAAACTCTTAGCATTGCAGAAGCATCAATAATTTCACTCTTTCTATCTCTTATTTTATCAAGACAATCTTTTGTACCATGTAAATCTTGCTCAACTTCTAAATCTGCTCTTGCATCATTTGTATAACATTGCATTGCACTAATTAATACTTCAAATTGTCTATCTGTAAGTTCTAGTTTTTTCATTATGACATCTCCTTAACATTTTCAGGTTTGTAATAACCTACACCCCTAGCATCACATTCTGCAATAATTCTTTTAGGTGTAAAACCTATAATTGTTCCATAAACACCAAACCAACCATCATCATCAAGATGTTTTTTAGAAACAAGATTTTTGCAATTTAAGATTACTTTTTGACCTACTTCGTATTTTTGATTTTTCATTTTATCCTTTTTTATCATGTTATATAGCTATTATAGACCCTTTTTGGAATATATGTAAAGAATTAATTTAATTATTTTTCAGTATGCTATATATTGTGCTAAAGTAGGATTTGGAATACTATATAAGGTAATTATGCCTATACCAAAACCAACAGCTAACGAAAGTAGGCGTGATTTTATTAATAGATGTATGGGAGATGACACTATGGCGAGTGAATATACTGATTCAAACCAAAGATTAGCTGTTTGTACTACAGAGTACGATTCAAACAAAGAAGATTCTACACAGAATGACGAGAAACACATAAGAGAAGTTAGAGAGACTGAAGATTCTTACATTATAGAGTTTGGCAAAAGCGAACCTGACATGGAAGAGCAAGAAGAAATGGAAGATGCCAAAGAAGATACCACTGACTTCATAGAAATCAAATCCGAATTAAAAGCACATTATGACGATGAAGAAGATAAGGACTATGGTACTTTTGAAGGTTATGGTTCTGTATTTGGTAATCGTGATCTAGGTAATGATGTTATAGAAAAAGGTGCATTCGCAAAATCAATTAAGAAAAGAACACATAAAGGTGTAAAACTTTTATATCAACATAAATCAGATATGCCTATAGGTGTATTTGATGAAATAAAAGAAGATGATCATGGTTTATACATCAAAGGCAGACTTGCTCTTAAAACACAAGCAGGTGCTGAAGCATATGAATTATTAAAAATGGGTGCTTTAGATGGACTATCTATAGGATTTAGAGTAAACCCAAAAGAAGTTTCTTACGATAAGCGTGGTAATAAGCGTATTATAAAAGAAGTAGACTTGATGGAAGTTTCATTAGTCACTTTCCCAATGAACCCACAGGCAACTGTTCGTTCAATAAAAGGACAAGAAATATCCATAAGAGAATGGGAGAATGGGATGCGTGATGCCTTCAATCTTTCTCGTTCAGAAGCAAAAGTTGCGGCAAAAGCTGTGACTAAGTGTTTTGATCAACGCGAGGTTGATACAAATGCTGAACTGGTAGATGCCATAAAACAATTAACTAAAACCTTAAATTCTTAATAAAGGAGAAAATTATGTCTGAGGATATTAAGAATAGCATCAATGATTTAGGTCATGCTTTTGACGAGTTTAAAAAAGTAAATGATCAAAGACTTGAAGCTATAGAAAAAGGTGAGGGAACTGCATATGTTGATGAGAAACTAGCAAAGATTGAATCTAAGTTAGACTCTTATGAAGATATGAATCAAAAAGTGACTCTTGCCGAACAGAACTCAAATGACATCAAATCACAACTAGAAAAACTTGAAACAGTTGTTAAAAGACCAAACTCAGGTTTTGAAAGTAAGCAGGTTGATGATTATTTGAATGCTTTTGATCAATATTGCAGAAAAGGTCTAGAAGGTCTTACTGATGTTGAAAAGAAAGCATTAACAGTAAGTAATGATTCTACTGGTGGTTATTTAGCACCACCTGAGTATGTAAGAGAACTGTTAAAAACAGTGACTGAAATCTCACCAATTAGAAGCATTGCTAGAGTAAGAAGCACAGGTGCTAGAAGTATTCAAGTTCCAAAAAGAACTTCAACATTTGCGGCACAATGGGTTTCAGAGAGTGGTACTAGATCAGAAACTACTGGATACAATGTAGGTCTAGAAGAAATCCCTGCACACGAGCATTACGCTTTAGTGGATATTTCTGAGCAAGACTTAGAAGATTCAGTTTTTGATTTAGAAGCTGAAATGCAATCAGAATTTGCAGAACAATTTGCAAAAGCTGAAGGTACTGCTTTTGTTAGTGGTAATGCAGTTGGTAAACCTGAAGGTATCTTAACTAACTCTTCAGTTGGTGAAGTAAACTCAGGTAGTGGTACTGCTTTAACTGCTGATGGTCTTTTAAGTTTAGTGCATGGCATTAAATCAGAATATGGCAGAAATGGTGTATTCGTATTTAATAGAAGCACTCTAGCTGATATCAGAAAACTTAAAGATACTGCAGGGCAATATGTATTCCAAGCAGGTATGAGTTTACAAGCAGGTGTTCCTAATACTATTTTAGGATACAGATATGTTGAAGCTACAGATATGCCTGATGTTGGTGCTAATGCTTATCCAGTTGCTTTTGGTGACTTTAGAAGAGCATACATGATTGTAGATAGAATTAATTTAGCTGTATTAAGAGACCCATTTACACAAGCTACTACTGGTAATGTTAGATACATTGCTAGAAGAAGAGTAGGTGGTCAAGTAGTACAAGCTGAAGCAATTATTAAACAAAAAATATCAGCGTAAGCGAGGAGTGACTAATGCAAGATTTATCAAATAATATTTCAATAGGAAACTCAATTATAAACGGAGTAAAGACTGCCGCTGCCAATGGCACAGGTATTGATTTACAAGGTTTTGAAGAAGCTACAGCTATAGTAAGCGTAGGAGCAGAAGGAGATACTCTTTCAGGTTCTGTTTACTTTGAAGTATCACTAGAGCATTCTGATGATGATTCTACTTATACAGATTGTGTACAAGCAGATATCGTTAACGGAACTATTGCTTCAGGTGGTATATGGCTAAAACTTGATGGTACTACTGATGGAGACCCTGATACAACAGGTGGTCAGTGGCAAGTTGGTTATGTTGGCGGAAAGAGATATGTAAGACTTGTTCTAGCTAAAACAGGAACTCATTCAACTGGTACACCTATCAGTGGATTGATTGTTAAGAGCAGACCTAGAAGTGGTGCAGTTTCTAATGTTATACATAACGCTTAATTGAGTAATGTATTTGGGGGGTATTTACCCCCCTTTTTTTAGAGGTAATACAAATGTCAAAAAAATACAAAATCTTAGTTCCTAAACCTGCAACAGCTAATAAAGAAGGAACAGAAATAAAACTTTATAAACATGATGAAATCGTAGATGCAAAAGAATCATGGCAATCAGAAACAATGGAAACTTTTGTAAATAATGGTTGGGCTATAGAAGTTAAAGTTGATTCAGTAGATGAAAAAGTTGAAGTTGAAGCTGATATTAAAAGAGCAAGAAATAATAAAGGTCAATTAATGGCTGATGACCCATCAACACCTGATGTAAATGAAGCATGGGAAGGTGGTAAAGCACCTAAAAAGACTACAAAGAAAAAAACAACTAAGAAAAAATAATGTCAATCCAATCTTTACTAGGATTGCAGGTTCGTAAAGATCAGGTACATAATACTAAAGGTATTCATAAATTTGGTTTTAATTCATCTGTAGGTAATTCAGAAGTCACTATTTCAGACAATGGTAGTGACTATGATGCCTTAACTAGTCCAAGTATAGTAAAAATATCATCTAGTAGTACAGCAGATACTAGTGATGGAACAGGTGCTAGAACAATCAATATTAGTGGTTTAGATGAAAACTATAATGAGATTAGCGAAGATATAACACTAAATGGTCAAACTGCTGTAAATTCAACAAATTCATATATAAGGGTATTTAGAGCTAAAGTTCTAACAGCAGGTTCAGGTGGAGCAAATGCAGGAGATATACATATAGGAACAGGTGCTGTTTCTAGTGGTGTACCTGCAACATCTATAGCTAAGATATCAATAGGTGAAAACCAAACTTTAATGGCAGTATGGACTGTTCCTGCAGGATATACTGGATATTTATATCAAATAGAATTTTCCTCTAATGTTCAAGGTTCTGTATATCTTACAGCAAGAGTTAAAATTAGAGAATTTGAAGGTGTTTATCAAACAAAAGAAAAAGGTACATTTACAACAGATGCTTTAAAGTTTGATCTAGAACTACCTACAGTTATAACAGAAAAATCAGACATTAAATTAACTTGTATAGCAAGTGCTAATACGCATGGTGTATCAGGTTCATTTATTTTGTTGTATGTAAAGAATTAATATCATAGAATAATGAAATGGCAATCAAAGTAGCAGATAGCATAACGAAACTTGAAGCACACGAAAGAGAATGTGCTTTAAGATATGAAAATATAGACCGAAGATTAGAAAGTGGTTCAAAACGATTTGATAAACTAGAAAATCTTATGTATGGACTATATATGCTTATTATTGGCTCTATGGTTGGTTTATTAATAGAAAGAATATTTTTTTAGGAGAAAGACTATGTCAGAAGACTTAAATTACGAAAAACTTTATAACACAGCACAACAAGAGTTAATTAATGCTCAACATACTATTAGAGTATTAGTGCAAAAGTTAGAGGAGTTGCAAAACGCACAACAAGAAGTAGTAGAAGAAAAGGCAGATAAAAAGAAAGCTAACTAGGAGTGGAACATGGCAGGTCTAAAGGTACATACAGAACCTGCATCAGAACCCATAACACTTGCAGAAGCAAAGACATATTTAAGAGTAGATAGTTCAGGTGATGATGCTTTAATCACATCATTAATCATAACTGCTAGAAAGCTATGCGAAATACATATGCAAAGAGCAATTATGTCGCAAACGCTACAACTATTTTTAGATAC